CACGCTCTGCAGCCTCTTCCTTCTCACGGGTGACGCGTCCGATGATCTTGGTCTTGACCGGCCCCTGTGCAGGGAACGTCTCCATGATAGTCTCAGACTGGAACTTGACCACCGCTTCGGCCAGCAAGGGGTGATTCACCCCGCAGGCACCCTCCCACGGCTCGGTACGCTCTTCTGGCTTGAGGCCCAGCAGGTTGATACCCTCATAATACGTATCCTCCCACTCTTTACGGGCCCCGATGTCCGTCTCGTATGCTTCAACCAGCTCGTCGGAGATGGCAGCAAGTATGTCGTCATCCAGAACCTCAGCTAGGTTGGCAGAGAAGTCCGCAAGCGGATCGCAGAGGCCAATCCCCACCCCCAGCTCGATCTCCATACCGTCGGTGTCACCGCCTAGGTCTTCCAGCTCAACCGTGATGGGGTCCGTCGCCGTGTCTTCCATATCCAGCTCGGTCATGCCCATAGGGGCACCGTACATGCTTTTATCAATCATACTTGACTCCAGAACGTCGTCGTGTAAACTATGCGGGTATCTACTACGGAACTAGCATCACTACCGCGCACTACTAAGGAGCTACTCATGCCCGCGAGGTTCAACACCGAAACATTTGTTGCAAACGCCCGTGCAGTGCACGGTGCTACGTACGACTATAGTGCGGTTTCGTATAAAAATCAAACGACTCCAGTAGAGATCACATGCCCCGTGCACGGCGCGTTTATGCAAAAGCCAGTGTACCATACCCTAAATGCCGCCGGATGCCCAGCGTGTGGAGGCAACGCCCGCCTGTCTACCCAGAAGTTCATCGCCGACGCCGAAGCCGTGCACGGGGAATTGTACGACTACTCTGAGGTCGAAGTAACAACCAACACCGCCCCCGTCAAAATACTATGCAAGACCCACGGAGCGTTTCTGCAACTGCCGAAGCTCCACCGTAAGGGTATGGGGTGCCCAGCGTGCGGCGGAACCCAGAAGCTAAGCACGGACGCAGTAGTGGCGCGATTCCGTAAAGTGCACGGCGACACCTACGACTACACTGCAGTTCAGTACACCAACGCTCAGGGCGCTGTAGCCATCGGGTGCGCTACGCACGGGGTTTTCCTGCAGCGCGCGCAGCTGCACTGGGACGGACGGGGGTGCCCCAAATGTGTGAAGGCAGCGATGGGCGACGCTTTCCGTCTACCCCGGTACGTCGTGGCGGACCGCTTGCACGCCCTAGGTAATGGGTACACGTATGACTTGTCGGGATATAAGAACAAGGACAGCACTATCACCGTTACATGTAACAAGGGGCACACCTTCACGCAGCGGGTTAACGACGCCTACCGGCACGGGTGCCCTGTATGCGCCAGACGGCACTCACAAGGCGAGCAGGAGCTCCTTGATTTCGTGCAGGGGCTCTGCCCCGACGCCGTAAGGACGCGCAAGGTTATCCCCCCGAAGGAACTAGACGTGTGGGTGCCCAGCAAACGCCTCGCGTTCGAGTTCAACGGGCTGTACTGGCACTCTGACGCTAACGTATCGCCTTCCGCCCACGCTGACAAGAGCGCGGCCCTGCACGCCGCCGGGGGCCGCCTTATCCATATATGGTCAGACGACTGGGCTGAACGCCGCGAGGCCACCGAAGCCATGATCCGTGCTCAACTAGGGATGTCCGCTGCTACGGGGGCTCGTACTTGCCGGGTCGTTCCTGTAGATACCGCTGCTGCCCGCGCGTTTCTCGTTCGGTGGCACCTACAGGGCTACACGCAGGCCGAATACGTCGGGCTAGAGGACGCGACCGGCGCGCTCGTAAGTATTATGGGGTTCAGCGTCGCCAAGAGCATCCGTGGTAACCGCGACCCCGCGCTGTGGGAGTTGGTTCGGTTCGCGGCTGCGCAGCGTGTGCAGGGGGGTGCAAGCAAGCTCCTGTCCTACTGGAAAAAGCAAAACACACAGTGGCGTACGCTTATAACGTACTGTGACCTAGCACAGTTCAGCGGAGCCCTGTACCTAGCGCTTGGGTTTCGGCTGACTGCGGTAAACAAGCCGGACTACAAGGTGATATTCGCAGGGGGCACCACCCGCGTCCACAAGAGCGCGGTGAAGAAGGACAACCTAAAGAAGCTGCTCGGGGCGAAGTTCGACCCGGCGAAAACAGAGGCCCAGATGTGCGCAGAGAACAACATATTTCGCGTGTGGGACTGCGGCAAGGCCAAGTACACTTTGAAGAACGATCATCCGGCCCTAACCCTTAGTAGTACGCTGCACGCCGTGGCGTGAACCCTTCATCGTTCCAACGGTCCCCGGGCAACCGTATGAACCCCCCCGTTCGGAACCGCATCAGCGCCATAACAGTAGAGTCGACCAAGTCATCGTTCGGCATAGCCGGGAACCCGCAGACCTCGTCCACAACTTCTTCAGCCCAACGCCTACCGGCAGGATACCACACCATACCTGACGCAAATATATCTGCAACGGAGTTCAAACGCGCAGTTTTATCACCGGAACCCCGGTGGGGCGTGAACTCCTGCACGGGCACGCCTGCGGACCGCATCTCTTGGTACAGCGCAGTACCCGCAGATTTCTTCTCGACGACGAACCAGTCCGGCTCCCACTCTGTGTATTCTTCGTAGGCCCGCCGCTTCAGCGTTGGGAACTCCCATCGCTCTTTGAGCGAGTTGAGCAGTATGATATTCATCTGCGGCATCCCATCGGCCCCGTCCTTCGTAAATATCCCCCACGTGGTCAGCGCCGTGTAGTCCGCCCGGTTGTTCTTTTCTGCCGCGGCGTCGAGTGACATGATTACGTACTCGCACTTAGGCGGGTCGTCCTTCTCCCACTTCTGCCACCACTCCTTCTTGATGATGGCAGCCTCAGCCGATGTCGGGTTCTGCATGTACTGCGCGTTCCACTGGAACGGCGGCATGGACGCCTTAGTGCGCAGGAGAGACTCCAGACTCCACTGCTCCGGCCACAAGGACTTCAGGACTGCGGGCTTGGCTTCTTCTCCGTCGTCGCCGGGTTCGGCTGCACTCTCAATCAGGGCCGGAAACTCAACTACCTCCCACTGATCGCCGTCGGGGTTACGCACCATGTCGTTCACAACCCGTCCGATGAGATCGTTCTGCGACCAACGGGTACCGACAAGGGCTACACGCCCTCCCGGCATCAGCCGGGTACGGGCACCATACGTGTACCAGTCGTACGCCTTATCAAACACCTCATAGTTGCCATTCAGTATGTCTTGCTCATTGTGGACGTCGTCGAGGCACATGAAGTCAGCACCACGACCGGCCAAAGCGCCTCCAACACCGATAGCGAAGTACGTACCCCCGTGGTTCGTATCCCACCGGCCCGCAGATTTCGAGTCAGGGGCAAGGGTAACGCCCGGAAACACGCTCCTATACGGGTCGGAATTCACCAGATTTCGCACTTTTCGACCAAAATCCACGGATAGATCAGCTGTGTGCGTCACCATCATGATCTTTTTGTCAGGGAAATTGCCAATAAACCACGCAGGGAAGTAAATTGACGTCAATTGCGACTTACCGAAGCGCGGAGCGATGGACACAGTGAGCCGATCTTTGCGCCCGTATGCCATATCCTCGAGAAGCGTCGCCAAATGCTTGTGATGGGCACCTACTTTGTAGTTCTTATCGACGTGCAATACGAATTCCAGCAGGGAACCCCTGCGCGACTGTGCAGCTCGCCGCTCGGTTAGCTCTTTTATGACCTCCAGCACCCGCACTTTCTTATCCCTCGGCAGCTTGTGGGCGTTTTGGAGAACAAACTGTATCTGCTGTGGGGTTAGGGCCTCTAAATCCACGCCACACCCCTCAAAACTCATCCAAAGCAGAGGCTACATCGCGTATGTCGAGGTCCGCAGGGCGGATAGTGCGTGCAGGGGCAGGAGGGGCTTCAATTTGGAAGTCTTCGGGGTTCAGGAGGATCGTGAGGGACTCGCGCAGGTCCTTTTCTAGGTCCGCGTCGGTCTTAGTGGTGATTATCACTTCCTTGCGCTCAGTAAACAGGCCCACATCGGTGATCTTCCCGAGCATCTCGAGGGCGCGCATACGAATCTTGGGATCTTTGTCGTCGCTTTCGGCAATCAGCCGGTTGGTAACGTACCGCCGCAGCTTTATAGCCTCGTCGATGATCTGGTAGTCGTACTCGGCAAGGAGCGCCTCGAGCTGCACCACAAGCCCGGGTTTCTTCAGCTCATACTTAGTGGGCATCCGCCCATCCTGCACCATCTGGCGTGCGAGCACTTCATCCTCTTCCGTAATTTCAAACTCTGCACCAAGCTGGAATTCAGCAATGGCGGTTATGGCGGCGACATGCACCCTCTCGCGCTCGGAGAGCGGAGGTAGCGGTGTGATAGGCACTCGCTCTATGAACGGCGTGTGCTCGTTAAGGTCGTCATTCATATGCACAAAATAATACATACCCCCCTAAAACGCAAGTGGGAGTCCCAGAATTAAAAAGGGGTGGGGGTACTTGAGTATCTTAGGGGTGTCGCGTTTTGAAGTGGGTGGGGGTACTTGAGTATCTTAGGGGTGTCGCGTTTTGAAGTGGGTGGGGGGTACTTGAGTATCTTAGGGGTGTCGCGTTTTGAAGGCGGGTGGGGGTACATTAGCAAATCACTATATAGGTCCCGCCGGAAATGCAGCTCGTTGGAGTGGAATAGTATGTATAGAGACGGATGGGACCCGCGCGTAATTTGGGGGGTGGGGGGTGTAGTGGGGGTCGCGTGGGCGTAGCGTGCGTGCCCATGTAGGGACGCGAGCGCGCGTCATTAAAGGTTTATCGTTTGTGAACCCGGTTCACAAAACATCGCAAAACGCTTCAAAACCGCTTGACATTATTCGGCATTCCTGTATAATTCATCACATCGAAAGAGCGCACGCTTTCG